AGCAGCAAACACACAAGGATTTGATATAACAAATTCAACTTCAAGTGGTTCAGTTGTTTATAAGAGAGCAATTAATGCAATTTCTAATCCAGATGAATTTGATATTAACTTGTTGTCAACACCAGGTATAGTTCACTCTCTACACTCACAAGTAACAAATCACGCAATAGACAAAATAGAATCAAGAGCAGACGCATTTTATATTATGGACGGTTCACCTTATGGTGCAACAATCCAACAAGCGATAGATAATGTAAAAACTCTTGACACAAATTATGTCGGAACATATTATCCTTGGGTTAAAGTCTTGGATAGTGTGAAGAACAAACCAACTTGGGTACCACCTTCAGTAGTTCTACCAGGTGTTTATGCAAACAATGATAGAATTGGACAAGAGTGGTTCGCACCAGCAGGTTTAAATCGTGGTGGTTTAACTGAGGTATTAGAAGCAGAAACAAGACTAACCAACGCCGAAAGAGACGACTTATACGAAAATCGTATTAATCCAATCGCATCTTTCCCAGGTCAAGGTGTAGTAGTGTTTGGACAAAAAACTCTACAAGGAAAACCAAGTGCATTAGATAGAATTAATGTAAGAAGATTGTTGATTAACTTAAGAAAGTTCATCGCATCTACATCTAATTTCTTAGTATTTGAACAAAATACAGACGCACTAAGAGGTAGATTCCTTAACTTAGTAAATCCTTATCTTGAACAAGTTCAAGCAAATTCAGGACTTACAGCGTTTAGAGTAGTAATGGATGAAAGTAATAACACACCAGATGTTATTGATAGAAACCAATTAGTTGGTCAAATCTTTATCCAACCTACAAGAACAGCAGAGTTTATTGTATTGGACTTTGTAGTTCAACCAACAGGTGCAGCATTTCCAGAATAATAGGAAATAAACTATACGAAAAACCCCCAACTTTTTGGGGGTTTTTTGTTTGTGATATGACTGAAAGAAAACTTGAGAGTTTAACCACCGAACTCACAAGGGTTGTTTCTAATCTCGTGAAACCCTACATAACCCTGACGATTCCAAATATGTAGTCATCGACAACCCACAACTTAATAGGTTCTTACGATTACGATATTAACACCTATTTAGGATAAATAGCAAATGTATCAGCGTATTCTGCCAAACAATTATATTGACTTCTACGATAACCATATTGTGGCTTACTACCACCACGATACCTAATTCTAAAACCACCAGTCATCATCATTTCTCTAATAACTGGATTAAATCTAAATCTCATAGGAATACCCTTGTAAAGAGCTACTTCATTATAATCATCATTATTATAATCATCAAGATTTAATCTTGGTTGATTAACATTAGCTTCATACAATTCCATAGGATTATGAGCATATCTATAATGAGTAATGGTAAGAGTTCCATTTTCTACATACTCACCAGCATCATTATAATACCCATAATTAACAGGAATATCTCTCGTTACCAAAGTATCTTGGTAATCTCTCATATAAATATTTTCAGTATCAGTCGTTATTTCAATCATATTTTTTCCTTTATTGTTATCAATCATACTATAATATAATAATAATATTTGTAAAAGTCAAGTCTTTTTTTAATTAATTTTCGTAGTCGTCCGCATCATAAACTTCTTCTTCACAATCATCACAAAGGAAAAAGCCGTCTATTTCAACACCACATTCTTCACATATTATTTCATCAATCATACTATAATATACAAACAAAAAATGACAATGTCAAGTAAAACTTCTAAAAAACTTCAAAAAAGATATGTCTATAACACAACACTTTTTTTGATTTTGTTATATTTATTACTGAAGTAATAAATTTATAGGAGAAATAAAGTGGCACTAATAGACCCAAATGATATATTTTTTACACCATTTGAACCTAAATTAAAAAATAGGTTTATAATGCAGATAGACGGAATTCCAGCGTTTTTAGTCAAAACAATGGCAAGACCATCAGTTCAATTTGAAGCAGTAACACTTGACCATATCAATGTAAAAAGATATGTTAAAGGTAAAGCAACTTGGCAACCTATCACGGTTAGTTTATATGACCCAATCGTTCCAAGTGGAGCACAATCAGTTATTGAGTGGGTAAGACTACATCACGAGGCAGTAACAGGTCGTGATGGATATTCAGACTTCTATAAAAAAGACATTACATTTAATGTATTGGGGCCAGTCGGAGATAAAGTAGAGGAGTGGACTTTAAAAGGTGCATTCATCACAGAGGCAAACTTCAACGAATTAGATTTCGCATCTAATGAACCAGTTGATATCTCACTTACTTTACAATACGACTACGCAATACTACAATTCTAGGAGAAAGTTATGTGGGCAATATTTAAAGATAATAACGATTACAATGAAAAATCAATCATCGGTTTCGCATCATTTGCAACAATGGTGTTATTCGCATTAGTAGATTTAGGAACAGGTATTGCAGGAAAAGATTTAGTCATCAATGATGTAATCTTTAATTCATTTGTGTTCGTAACACTAGGTTCTTTCGGTATCGCAGGTGCTGAAAAAGTTCTTGGTGGAAAAAAATAGTTTTAATTCTTAATTAATCAAGGAGTAAACAATGGCTGAAAATCAGTATGGTTTTCCTACTGAAGTTCTATCTTTACCTTCAAAGGGATTATTATATCCCGAAGATAGTCCTTTGCGTAGTGGAACAATCGATGTTAAATATATGACAGCAAAAGAAGAAGATATATTGACATCTCAAAACCTTATTACACAGGGTGTAGTGATTGAAAGATTATTACAAAGTGTAATTGCAACACCAGGAGTAAAATTAGATGACTTATTAATCGGTGATAAAAACGCACTTATGGTTGGAACTCGTGTTTTAGGATACGGAAAAGATTATAATGTTGTGATTTTAGACCCAGATACTAACGAAGAAATAGATACAACAATTGACTTATCTACACTTGGTCATAAAAAGATTGATGAATCATTATTTGAAAACGGAAACAACTTTGAATTTGAACTACCTAATTCAAAAAGAAAAATAGAGTTCAAACTTCTAACTAATAAAGATGAAGTAGAAATTGAAAGTGTGTTGAAGTCATTAGAAAAAGCAGAAAAATTAACTGGTGTATCAACAGAACTTACAACAAGGTTAAAGTATCAAATACAATCAATTGATGGTGATAAAACTCAAACAAATATTGATAAATTTGTTGATAACGAATTTTTAGCATTAGATGCGAGAGCGTTTCGTCAATATGCTCAATCAATAGCACCAGATGTTGATTTAACAGTTGACTATACAACTGGGAACGGAAATACAATTAAGGTCGGAGTTCCTTTAGGGATTGACTTTTTTTGGCCAGCCGCCGAGTAATAGGGCGGCCATACACGAGGAAATCTTTAACATCTTAAATTACGGAAATGGATTTACACATTCCGAAATTTATAACATGCCCTTACCACTTCGTAGATACTACGGAGAACTTCTTGTAAAATCAAAAGAAGAAGAAAGTAAACAATACGAAGAAGCAATGAAAAAAACATCTGACCCACGAGTGATGAAAAGTTAAGTTAGTTGATATTTATTACTGAATAAGTAGGAATAAATTATGTCAAATTTTAAAGCAAAAGATAAAAAAATAATACCAGAATTTATCGGTTCATTGATGAACGCGATTGCTCGTAGTCGTGCAAAAACTGCAGTTAAAAATTTAGAAAAAAATCCAGTTATTAAAAAACATATCAGTAAAATAAAACAAATTGATAGAGAAATGAAAGCTGATATTGAAAGTAGACTTAAAACTGACCCGCAGTTTAAAAAAGATTATAATGCAGCATTAGACTTTATAGATAGTATATAATTTATTATTTTTCAACACTAACAAAATCAACAATATATGGCACCAAAAACAAAAGTCGAACAGGCAATAGAAAAGCAAAATACAAAACTTAATGATGCTCTTGAACTACAAAAAGAGAACATAAAAGTTATTGCCGAAGAATATGGTTTACGAGAGGATATTGCAAAAGTTATCGCTGGTAGTGATAGAATGGAAAAATCCAAACTTGAAGTTGTAAAAGATATTGTTGATAAAACCAAAGATGTATTAGACAATTCTAAAAAAATCGCAGAAGAAACTCTCACCACCGTAGATTTACATAAATTAGAAAGAGAAGCAATCGCTGAGGGATTACACGATAGAGTAGAGATTATCCAAAAGATGAAATCTATTCAACAAATTCAAAAAGAAACCAATCGTATAGTTAATGTTCAGGCAATAACTTTTAT